AACAAGCCGTTAATATATTTCTGCCAGTCGATGTTCTTCATCAAAGGAGGCATCATCTTTAATACTTCCATGGCCCTCTTTTGAAACTTTGTTTGAATCTGTAGTTCCTCCGTCGCTAATTGTATCTTATGGTCTGACTTTGGATCATCAGACATTATTTCCGCTATAAAATAAGGAGGTTCAGTATTCAATACCGTAAGTGATATGATCTGCGCATAGGAATTATCACTACCAACACCGTGTTTCCTGGTCTTGCAAATATTTACGTTGCAATAGGAAACTATAGGTTGGTCCTTACATTTATACATGTATCCCTTTTTATCCAATGCCTTCACAACAGCGCCCACTTCCCTGTGATCGAGAGGAGGTTTCATAAATTTTTGATTGTGGTCTTCTAAAAGTTTCTCCCAGTTGTCCAGGTCAAACTTCTTTAAGTAAACTCCTATATTAAACAGTCCGTTGTTCCTTGTTCCCGGCGGAAATCCCTGTGAACACAATGCCTGCAAGCAGGGAGGACCATCCTTAATTACTTCTTTAATTGCTTCTGTCCCTGTTTTATCAATATCCTTGACGGCGTATTTATCATACATGTCAAAGAACTCTTCAATGGTTGCCGCTGTTGAATCATCCTTGATCGCGTAGCGCACTGATTTGTCGCTATTGAAATAAGGAAGATTTAAAAAACTTCCTAGGTCTCCTTTTTCTATTTGAATTCCTGATTGTTTTGGAAAAATTTCTGAATTGGAATGGCCAATGATGGATGCCATGTCTGTTAATTTGCTTCTAACTAGCTTGGAAGCGATTGGTTGTTGCATGAAGAGGAAGAGATGTGCTCCTCCGCTTTTAGATTTGCAGTAAACTAAAGGTAAATCTAATTTTCTGATTTTGTTAATAAGAGAACGATGCTCCAAAGGATAAGTATCAATATCAATACATCCCCACTTAGTAGTATTATCAGCCCTAATAGGAATAATCCCAAGAGACGGAG